GATTAAGACCTTTAAATAAGATGTAGTTGTTGGTGTAGTCATGCATCTCTACACTTGCAGGGTAGACTGTGACTTGTTCAGTCTCAATAAAGCCTACTTGTTTACATTCATGGTACCCAACGTATTCATACCCAAAGATATTAGGTATAGATAATAAAGCAGCTAAAATATATTCCATCTTAAGTTTCCTTTACATTAGTAATGAAGTACCTATCATCTACCAAGGTACCATATTGTTGAGAATCTAGGAGGATGGCACAACAAGCCATGATGTTACCAAGATGAGAAGCACCTGTCTCTTTATCATTGTCCTCTACCTCCTTCCATTCTTGAAGGTGTCTCATTATAGCCGAGGTGTATGTACTGGCCTTGATACGTGAGTCTCTCCAGTTGTAGGCACCGTACTTCTTAGCACCAAGGCTGTGTGCCGCTGCCTGTGCCTCTAGCCCTGCCTTGGGACATAGCCCTAGGTCAGGTTTAACACTGCCATGGGCCTCTTTAGGGTTTACTGCCTCCTTAACTTCATGTGTAGTCATATGTAGTACCTCTGGGTAATCCCCCTCATTAACACTCAGGCCTCGTCTCTCATAAAACTCTTTGGTGAAGGCAACGTCATTCTCGTTTATGATAGCATCGAAGTACGCCTGTTCTTTAAGTCTACGTTCTTTATCTGTTAGGTCAACCATCTTAGCTGCACTCCTTCTGTCCTGTTTCTACATCGATGAAGCAAGCAGCTCCTTCGACTTCATTAGTATCATCCTCTACTTTATTAAGGATACCATACCGTTTCCCTGCTGCTCTGAAGGTAGTCACACCCTTAAGCTTACCCTTCCAAGCCTTCATGTACACATCTTTGAACTCATCGAAGGATACATTGTCACTGACGTTGATTGTCTTACTTACAGCACTGTCAACCCATGGCTGCACAGCTATCTGCATTGAGAGGTGTTCATCAACAGTCAGGTCATTGGCTTCCTTACCCTTAAGACCATGGTAGTTCCAGACATAGTCCTTCAGTGCCATAGTAGCAGGTCCGAACTCAGTCTGCACAGTACGGTTAACCTCATAGGCAAACACAGGCTCAATACCACTGCTCACGTTATCGGCAGTGAATGAGATAGTACCTGTAGGTGCAATAGAGATCAGGTGACTGTTACGGATACCTTGTTCCTTGATCTTGATACGTAAATCCTCAGGTAACTTACTGATGAACCCACTCTCAAGATACTTATCAACATCTAAGAGGGGGAAGCTACCCTTCTCTTTTGCCAAGTCAGAGCTTGCCTCGTATGCTGTCAGAGACAGGGTCTTCATTACCTTACGAGTAAAACGTAAAGCCCTATCGTCACCATAGTTGTAGCCACACAGAGTAAGAACGTTTGCCAAACCAGTAACACCAAGTCCCATACGTCGCTTCTGCTTACCTTCATACTCTTGCTCCTTAAGTGGGTATTTAGTACGATCAATAACATTGTCCATAGCCCTGACAACATGAGGTATATCATCCTTGAATAAGGCAAAGTTGAACTTACCTTCTGACATATACTTCACTAGATTAAACGAACCAAGAAGACAAGCACCGAAAGGAGGAAGAGGCTGTTCACCACAAGGGTTAGTGGCTTCGATTTTCTCACAGTAGGCCAGAGGATTGTCTTGATTAATCCGATCAAGGAAGAGGATGCCGGGTTCTGCCCAGTCCCATGTACTCCGCATAATCTCATCCCAGAGTTGTCTTGCGTTGATTCGTTTGTATACCTTATCATCAAAGACCAGTTCAAAGTCTTTGTCCCGTACAACGCAGTCCATGAAGTGGTCGGTGACCCCGACTGACATGTTGAAGTTGGTGAGTGTAGTCTCGTCTCTCTTGGCACGTATAAACTCTTCAATATCTGGGTGGTCTACACGTAGCACAGCCATCATGGCTCCACGTCGATGACCCGCTGACGATATAACTCCACACCATGAGTTAAAGATAGACATAAAACTGACAGGACCAGAAGCGGAACTATCAAGGCTAACAATGCGGTCACCATTAGGACGGAGACGGCTAAAATCGTAGCCAATACCGCCCCCTCTACGCATAGTTTCAGCAGCCTGAGCAGAGCGAGTATACAGTGATTCCATACTGTCAACAATCTCACCTGATACAAAGCAGTTGTGAGCCGTGACATTACGGGGGCTACCCATGGCGCTCTGCACACGCCCTGCACCCATGAAGCGTTGCTCTTGAAAGATTGACTTAAGTTTCTGACGATGTGCTTCGTCGTCTGCCATAGCCGCTGCGTTACGTGCTGCACACTCTTGAAAGGTTTCATTAGGTAACCTGTACTTTGTTGCATGGAGTTCAGAACATTCTTTTACTTGTGGTCCGTATGTATTCATTAACAGTATTCCTCTATTTATTATACTAAGTCTTCAAGGTCAGGGGCTACGTAGTTAGGTCCTTTAAGAACCTTACCATCGATGTCATACACTGGACAGCCATTGTCATCCAGCTTACTCATGTTACTCTGATGTACCCTGTTAAAGGCAACATCAAAGGAATTAGTAGGTATATCTTTGAAGGATACTATGGTACCTGACAGGACATACTGTAGGTCACATAGTTCTTTCAGAAGGTTAGTCTTCTCTTGTACTGAGACAGGACGTTGGTATGCGTTGGCAACTGCAATGTCGCCCAACGCTTCAGCTACTTCCTGTGCTTCCTCAAGGATGAGACGGCTTCGCAGATGGAGAAGGGAGCTGTACATCTGGTGATCAATAGGCAGGTCCATCCCTTTATGGAACTCTTGTACTTTATTTTCTCTAGTGGATTGCTTCATCAAAGTATCCTTCTTCAACTATAAGGGATTCAAAGGCCAACTCAATACAACGATTGAGCTGAATAGTACTGTAAGGGTCTTGAGTGCTCTCTTTCTCTCTGAGCAGCCCTACGATAAGGTGTACCCTGTTAACTAGAATGTCGGGAGTGTGTATAACAGAGTCAAAGATATCAAGAGGCTTAGTCTTAAACATCAGGCTTTTCTCCTGTTGCGTAGTCAATAGTAAAGTCACGATCAATAAGATCAAACAGTTCAAGGTTCTTAAATATCTTATCCTGAAGTATATCAATGATCTCATCAGCTGTCAAGTCTAGCAGATCAACAATCTCTGCTGCTATGTAGCGGTCAGCCAAGGCATCTTTGATAGCCTGTGTTTCTATGTTATCATACATCAGTAGTCCCCTTTCATCAGAGAACTAAGACGAATGAACTCAGGGTCAAAGTCTCCATTGTTTACGTTACGTTTGTGGACGATACCACGCCAGTGTTTGTTACCCTGTGCACCCTTGTACTCTTCGTCATCAAGGTAGCTGGAGCCACAGGTAATAGACCACAACATACCTTTGTCATCAGCCCAGTCAGTTGATATATCAAGACATGGACGGTGACCTTGTGTAGTGGACATCTTAGTCTGTTGCATAGCCATCTTAGACGATGCCTTAGGGTTAGGACTGTTACGGTTCTGAACGTAGTGTACGTACTCAATACCATCAACGATCACAGGCTGTAGGAAGTCATGGACAATGAAGCCGAACTTGTCTAGCTTAAGGTCTTGGTATCCTATAGCACCATGTAGGTGAGGGTTAGAGTTGATGTGTCTTGCGATACGTTCCTCATGATTACCCATGGTGAAGTGCATCTCAGGATAGTAGGGCCGATGTTTCTGTGCCTTCTTCTTACGGTTATGTTCAAACATAGGACGAAGCAATGTCTTCATAGCGGCAACACCGCAGTCAATGTCGTCCTGATATCTGGCACCCTCAGCCTTCTTAGTACCACGGTCATAGCTGGACAGTGAGTGCATGTCCCACCAGTCACCAATGACTATGATCTTCTCAGGCTGATGCTTAACAATGTACTGTCCTAAAGCAGGTAGATGGGACAGGTTACTTGTAGGCTTAACTTGTACGTCGAATATAACTAGATGATCAGTCATCATAGTCTCCATAGCAAGGGGCTATGTTAGGCATCTCGTGTGCCTCGTATTTTATCTTACGTCCCTGATGTAAAGAGTCAAGGAGGAAGTTGTACCTATTTGTTAGCTGTTGGTGAGCATCCCATAGGAACTTAATCTCACGGGATAGTTCTTCATTGGTTGGTGTATCCATTTTAAAACTCCTTAGGTATCCATCTGATTGCAGCGATTTGCTTATTGTAGTAGACACGCTCACCATCAGGACCCTTCTGTGTTAGTACATCTTTCTTATGCTGGAGGTTAGCCTCAACGTAACTTAGGCCACCCCTTGTTCTTAAGTTCTTAAGTATCTTAAATTCAAAGTAACTCTTACCTAGCTTAAGAATCTCTTTGTTAAGTTCTTTAGAGGAAGAGGTATAGAACTCCCACTTGTTAGACCCCACTGGTTTCTTCTTACTCCAGCGTTGGTATTGTTTCTTACCGATGTACTTCCTACCTGTCGCAAGGTTGGTAATCTCATATACAAAACCGAAGTACTTAACAGGGTCAGGTTTTCTACCTACCCAGTGGTGTTCTTTCTTTTTCATAATGCCTCAGGAACTTTAGGTAGTAGCTGTACATCAGTGAGGAAGCGAGGACCTGTGCTATAGAAGAAGGTACGTAGCCCCTTGCCATCGTTAGCATCTGCCCAGCATGTGTGCTTGAATTTACAGTAGGAACAGTTAACATTCAACTTCATGTTACCGCTCTTACCATCTTCCTTTGCATCGAAGCACCGCTCAGGTACCACATCAGAGGCTACCATAGCCTTGACATGATCAACCCTTACGTCTGCATTCTCGTCAAGGTCAATTGAATCAGGCTCATACACCACCATGTTGGCAGCGACCTTGTCCATTGCAAGGAAGGCGGCTCTCTTGTAGTCACCTGCATACTTATACGATCCTATCTGTCCGATGTATCCAAAGGCATCATCTTCCGGTAAGGTACCATCCTTGAACTTCTTAAAAGCGAAGGGTGAAGTGGACTTAACATCAACGAGAACACCATCAATAGTGCAGTCAATGTGACCTTTGATTCCATTAATCGATACCTCTTTCTGTTGGTCAGCCACTGTATGTCCTGCTGACTTAGCAAGGAATACAACAACAGCCTCGATGATGTCACCGTACAGAAACTTGATACGTGTCTGTGGTGTCAGTGCCTCAGCATCTGCACCGTTGACCTCGTACCATAGCTGACGGTCAGGCTTACCTACGTTGGACATACGTACTGTGTTATGTTCTTGGCGCTCTGATGTTGTCAGTTGCCTACGCACACTGAACTCAATCTCTGCCATCAACTCATGTATGTCATGATCTTTGATCTCAGTCATACCTGTATCAACCATAGCCATGATGTCGTCTACAAGTGTTTCAATCTGTTTCATAATCAATCCTTATCTGTAAAGGTTATATTAAACCCCATAAGTTTATCAATTTCATAACCTATCACATCAATCTCTTGCTTAAGTGTAAATCTGAATAAACCACCACGGTCTTTGATAACAAACGTGAAGTTCTCAGGGTCAAGGTTATTCTTAAGAAGGGACTTCCTAAGGTTAAAGAAGGCTTCAAGTATCGGTTTCATAGAAGTAATCCTTTCCCGGCTGTCCGTAGTACTCTATCATAATACGAAGAGCATCGAAGACTTCAGTGTCACAGTCCCCAAACCTTTCTCTCTCTTCACAGCTGTAGAATAGTTGTTCTTTAAAAGATGCGATCATCATCTCATCAAATATATCTTCGTTAAACATTACTTAACTCCTAGTAAGTAGGGCAGCGCACACCAGTACACTGCCCTGTTATTACTTACTCAGCTGAGAACACATCATCGAGGGACATGTCATCGTAGTGCGTATTAGGTGCCTCACTGCTACCTGCAAAGTCAGGGTCTTCATCCCGTGTGTACTCAACAAGCTCAGTGATCTGCACTACCTTGGTAGATACTGATACACCCTTCTTACCTTTGAATGTCCAAGCATAAGGACTAAACTTAACACGGGCCTTTGAACCACTGCCGATGTTAGCTGGGTCAACAACCTGTACCCCTTGCTTGAACAGTACCTTGAAAGGGAAGGTAGACTTAGCTGTTACGAACTGACCACGATCAGGGTTCTCTTCCTTCTTATGTGGGTCAGTCTTAACTTCGATACCGAAGTCTTGCAGTGTCTTGATAGCTTCCTTGCTTAATGAGCCGTAGTCTACCTGATACTTACCGCTCATGTCATTGACACGGTTCAGGTTAGGCCAGTACAAAGTTACTTCGATGATAGCTTCATTGTTATTAGACATAGATAAGATACTCCAATTAGTTATTACTACTTAATATACCTATATAATATACTAAGTGATTCAGTAGGTCAATAGTTTATTTTAGTGTGTATCAGCCCATGTGGTACCAATCTTATAACCAGCATCCAATGGACAGTTTAGTTTAAAGTGTAACCCTGCATTGATTATATTCTTAACAAGTATAGCACCAAGAGTATCAGCGTGTTCTTTAAGAACTTCGAACTGAAACTCATCATGTACAACAGCTACCTGCTTAGCATCAATGCCTTTCTTTGCTATGTCAATGTGACTTGTGACCATAGCTCTCTTCATGATACAAGACTCAGCACCTTGCAAGTAACAAGACAATGCAAAGTGTGCTGACTTGATCTCTATGTACCTGCCGTCGAGTCCGACCAATCTTCCAACTCTAGCTGTCTTGGCTGCTCGTTTCTTGAGTGCTGCGAGGGCAGGGAGAGAGTCGAGAAACTGACTTGCAACTCTCCGTCCGTAATCGGGTGAGCCACCACAGATAAGTCCAACCTTCTCGCTTCCTGCACCAAGTAACCAAGCATAGATAAAAGTCTTTGCTGTGGCTCTGGCAGACCACTGTTTTTCTTCTGCATTGTATGTTCCTTTGTCAATACCCATAGCTTCAAGGTTCTTGTTGTGTATGTCTCCGTCTACTACCTCCTTTGTATAGTCAGGATCATTCATGTAGTGGGCTAGTATCCTGAGTTGTATACCTGCTGCGTCACAGCCCAACAGGACGTGAGTGTCAGGGTTACTAACAGTAAAGCAAGAGCGACAGTCTTCTCCATAAGGGGAGTCACTGCCCGGTATGTTTGCCATGTTTGGACTGTTATGAGACATACGGTGCGTAATGGCACCAACTGAGTAAACAGTTCCGTGTACCCTGTCGTCGTCACCCAGTGCATCTAGCCACCCTTCCACCTCCTTGTACCTAGCAGTGTACATTGCCCACTCAGAGAGCTTCTTAAGAGACTGAGGGGCATCTTCAGATAGGGTGGCAAGGTTCTCTTCACTGACCTGCCACATGTACTGTTGTAAGTCATCGAACTCTTCCTGTGTTACTGTTAAACCTTTCTCATGGTGACCGTTCAACTTGTCAAGTAGGTTACGGTATCCTTTTGTACGTACAACAGGTGACCAGTAAGGGTTAAGTCTGTTGACCTTCTGCTTAGAAGATGCAAGGTTGAACACTTCCCATTCGATACGAGTGAAAGGGCCTTGCACTACAGTGTGATCATTAAAGAACTTAAGTCCAACAACAGACAGCGTACCATCCTTCTTGTACTTAGGCTCAATCTCCTTAACCTTCTTAGCAATCGGTGGCATCTCATTCAGTATCTCAGCCTGTAACTTGTTAGCCTCATTACCGAACATGGTGAACAGTTGGATAGCCTTCTCAACGTTTAGGGCAAAGCCGTACTCTTGTTGGTTGTCGAGAATATATTGTGAAGCGTGTTCAATCTCCTCTGCTGGTTTGCTTCCGTAGTCTTTGCCCTCTAATTTTAAATAGCATGCTACCTGATAGTTGAGTTCAACATCATTCTTACAGTACTCTAACATCTGAGGTGTGTACTCAGAGAAGTCAGTAAAGTCCTGCTTAGGGAAGCCAAGTTGTTTACCCCATGCAGCAAGACTGTGACCACCGGGGCGGCTGTACTGCTGTAGTCTTGATACAAGCAAGGTATCAGTGACCCTGTTCCCTGCTATCTTGATGTTCATCAGTTTCTTCAGGACTTTCATATCATACCCAAGNNTTAAACGACCAGTGTACCTATCATAGTACAGCCGTGATGTTGCACCAGTCATACCACTATATCGATTCTTGAGTACACGGATCGTTGTTGTGTTACGTATAATGGGATCGTCGTTTTGACCATCCCTCTCAAGTCCGAGCACGATGTTTGCAAGCTGACCAAGTCCTGCCGTTCCTCGTAGATCAGAGAGGCTAGTCGAACCACCTTCTTCCAAAGGCTTGGTGCTCTGTCTCTTACTGTGACATACGGCAACGAGACATATATCAAGTTCGATGATGAGTGCTTTGAGTTTGTGACCGATCTCATCTAGCATTTTCCTTTCGTCACCTGATTGATCTGATACCATGAAGCTTATATGATCAAGGATTATGAGCTTACAGTCAAGTCCTTTCGCAAGATACCTGATCTTATCAGTGATGTAGTCAACGTCATTGTCACGCCAGCTATCACTCAGTGTGAACACACGGTCAGTACCCCATGTATCTATGTTAGCCTTGAGTAACTCATCCTCATTGACAATAGTGTCAGGTAAGTGAGTAGGCTTAGACAACTCAACAGACAGTAGACCTCTGGCTGTCTCCCATGCTGTCTCCTCAAGGTAGACCAAACCGATACCCTCTTCAGAGTTCTTGAGACAGAAGTGACTGACCTCACGTAGTACCTGTGTCTTACCCATACCTGAGCCAGCTGTGATAATAACAAACTCACCAGCACGTAGGCCATAAGTCAGATCATTAAGCCCTGACCAAGGGTACTGGAACATAGCCTCAGCCCGTGGTTGTTTAATGATATCCCACATAGCATCAGCACCACCAAGGATATCATCAGGCTTGTAACGCTCAGCTGCCCACCATGCAGCACTGTACTCCTTCTCTTTACCTTCAGTCAGGTACCAGTTAACATCCTTATCCTTCTTCATCTTAACGATCTTAGTTTTCTTAGGGAACAACTCAGCTACCTGAACAGCAGCCTTCTGTCCCGGCTCATCAGCATCGAAGGCAATGATGATGTTGTCATAGCTATCAAGGTATTCGTATTGTTTCTTACACATCTTGTAAGCATCACCGGATGACTTGACACCAACACAGGCAAAGCGGGAGCCTGTCATCTGATACGCAGACAGTGTGTCTACCTCACCCTCACACAGTGTGATGTACTTGCCACCTGATGTGAACTTAGACTGACCGAACAGGGTAGCGTCTTTGATGTTACCTGCCGTAGGGAATGTCTTGTTGGCAACGATGCGTGTCTTCCATGCAACAAGGGTACCTTCTGCGTCATGGTAAGGGTAGTGGTGCTTGGTTATAGTGGACCCTTCTACAGTGAGACGTACACCGTAGTCCCTAACACTATTAGCAACAATACTGCGGTCACCGATAGGACCAACGACAGTGTGATCCATGTCAGGAAGTGGGCTACGTTGGGTTGATTCTTTAACGTTTTCATTCACATTAGTATCCTTTCTTTGTGTATTCTTAGGTCTAGTCTTCTTACAACTATAACAGTGTGTTGTCTCTTCGTACTCACTGAGAGCATCACTACTACCACAATCAGGACATGGTAGTCGGTGTACGTCAGTCATTCTCATCCTCCTCTTCAATGAAGTCAGTGTCTAGTAAAAGGTCATCATCAGATGGTAAAGCACTGGACCCACGACAAGGGTGACAGGGTTCAAACGACCCTGTCTTACCCACCACAATCTCATGACTTTTCAGTACATGATTACAAATGTAACATCTCATTCTTTATTCTCCTTACGCTACAAGTTGTAGCCATTGAGGTGATGAGAAGATGTCTGATACTTCACCCTCTCTACGGAACATTGACTCAGCCTGTACATCCACCTTTGTAGTACGTGAACGGAAGAGGTCATGACTAGCATGGCTTGAGTAGTTGGTCAAGGCACTATGTAGGGCAAAGACATTCATGCCACGGGTTACAATCTCACCATCATACAACATCTTGATACCCTCACGCTTACTCTGTGACATCTTCATAGACTCAATGAACCTATATCCATACTCACTGTGTAGTTTTGATGAGGCCATACGCTGGTACTGTGAGGCTTGTCGATAGAAGGTCTCACTTGCTGACTGTAGGTTATGTGCAAACGATGTGACACTGAAGTTCTTAGTGTTACGCTTATAAGATTTAATACAAGAGCTTTGAGGATCAGAGGCTTCACTGAATACCATGCCATTGGTACAGTAATTATCAAAGGCTCCAAGCATATAGTTGTTAGCGGTACCACCATCAAGACCAGACCATGCAACGATACGAAGAGAGATGGTAGTATCATGGCCTTTGGTAGTGGTGATAGGTACTTGAATACTGGGGAATGTATAGTCACGAAGACCCCATCGTCCATTACGTGCTACCTTAGTGACAACCTTAACATCTGCCACATCATTAGGGTCCATGTTCTCAAGCATCTCTGACTCGATAGCCTCATAGAAATTACGATGAGATTTAACAGGGTAGTCACGTCCAACAACCCACCAATCCTTGATAGTCCCATCTTCATCGAGCTTACACACTGCCTTCTTATCTGTTGAAGGTAATGAGATAGGAAGATCATCACGATATGGGTCAAGAAAGATATCACTGGTAGTTACATCAAAGTCCAATACACCACCATCAAAGGTATCTGCAAAGGGGTTAGCCTTAGTAGTAGTTAAGTTATAAATATTACTCATAGTATTTAGTCCTTTCTAGTAGACTGTTTAGTTGTTAAGTTTAGTTATGTTATTAATTATAACTAAGTAGTTACTACGTACCTACATAGTAACTTCTTAGTAACTACATAATACGCTCACATTATGTAAGTGTCAAGGTTTATTTAACTTTCTCTATGATGACCTTAGTAGGGTGATCAATAGTATAACAGATCATACAGTCCTTGCACTGCTGACCTGTGCAGTTCTCATCAGGGTGTGTGTCCACGTTGTTGAATGTTCTGTGAAAGAAACGAGGTGGTGCAGTCATCACATCATTCAGCTTAGGATTAGAGTAGATAAAGATCAGGTTATCAGGGACAGGGTTACGCTTACAGTACTGACTAACAAGGTCACGCCGCTTAGTCCAGAGGGCGAACACAGCCTGAGGATTAAGCTCTGCAATCTTAACAAGATTCCTCATATGGATACCATTAATCAGCTCACCATGAGCATCAAATCTTACTGCCTCACCTACCTTGAACAGTGGTATCTCCTCAGTCTTCAGTACTCTGGCACTGAGTAGTTCACTGTTGCGTTGCAGTGCAGTGGCTGTACTCTTACGATATGTACTGAGCATAGCATGACTGTAACAGTGGGAACATATCGTCTCCTTCTTACCTTGATGCATTTTAATACAGAAGTCATTGGTCAGTGTGTTGGTACTGACTGACCTGAATCCCTCAAGCTTACCTGACATAATACTGGTATGTACTGGTGATTTAACTTTCCTCATAACTTATCCTTTCAAATGTAGTGTTTACTTGCCTCTGTTTGTATACGCTTATACTCTTGGTATGTCAAGTTCATTTCTGTTGTTACCTCCTCGACAGCATCAAGGTAGTCCCATTCATTGTCCTCTACTAAGATGCGAACGTTGAAGACAGCACGTCGATAGGTACCATCCAAGTCTTCCTGTCCACTTTCACGATAGACAGGTGCATAGTTTACTTTTTCCATTGTGTTATCCTTTTCTTGTTAAGGTTGTATGTCAACAACACCGTTGACTGTGTTAGCCCTGATTAAAGAGTCTCTCACATTTGTCAACCCTTGATCTATCCCTGTTAATTGATCATGTAGATCGTAAGAACTACTGTCACTAAGGCGGTCAAGGTTGTCAAGACAATTATATAGAGAGCGTAGTTTAATGAGAGTGTGTTCCATCTCTTCGATCACCTGTTGTTTCATCATAGGTACATGCATCACAGCCTCTCCTCAATCCAATCAGCAATCTCGTTAAAGTTGTTACCGTCCCTGTCATTCATTTTGATAAGGTAGACTTGTTCCTCACTAGAGATACCAAAGATACTGAGAGTATCACTTGTCAACTCAGCATCTTGAGATGCTTCACCATAGAGTTCATCACCTTCCACAACAGCATCGTGATACCCGTACTTGTTACTTTTATGATACACATCACCATCGTCTTGCGCAAATGAATTTACACACTCCCACCCGTTGCTATCATAAGTATCCATCAACACACCAAGGCAACAGAACCCTTGTTCACATTTAAGCCTTTCTCGTGCCTGATTGTACTTACCAGAACGTAATGCCTTTAACCATTTATCTTTGTATTCTTTAATCATGTCACGTTTCCTTCATCCATCATGCTACCTTCAATGATAGCATCAGTTACATACTCTATGCTTACATAGTAAAGCATACTCAATTGTACCAGTGAGTGGTTACCTTCCATCCAACGACGATACATATCTATCTTTGTTTCTCTACTCATTTGTCATCTCCTTCATCCATAGTATCAAGAAAAAACTCAGTGTAACCAAGCCAATCACAGATCAGCCATGCCACAGCGATACATACAACCCATCCTGCTAATACTTCAAGCATATTACTTCTCCTTCTTTAAAGTTATTTGATATGACAAACACCAGCAATGATAAAGAAAAACCCACCAGTTATCAATACTAATGATACTTGTGCAAACATTAGGTCATCTATAGTCCATAAATCAATTGGATTAACTATTGATCCTGTTATAAATACACCCATTAGAAAGATTATCCCACCCATTATGAGTGATAGCAATCCGAAAATGTTAGTCATCTTAAACCTTTCACTGTTATAAATGGACCTTTAATAGGGTGAAGATACACTTCATCATGGAATAAGAAAGAGTTTTCAGATAGGTACAACTTGTCCTCTCCTTCATCTGTCTCGCACCACCTATCGCCACAACAATCGCAATCAATCCCTGCCTCAACCCCGTCAAAGTATAGTCCAAGGTCCCTTGCAAATTGATCTGCTTGCTCTGTGCTGTTAGCTTCAACGTAGAGGTTCGGACCTATCCCTTCATCAGCAAAGATATCCCACTTCCCACCACTATTATTCTGACTGTAATGATACCACATATCAATTCCCTTTCATTTAAAATACACGCTCACGGTTTATACATATACTGAGACCACTTTCGTCATAGTATGAGACAAAGGATTTATAGGTCCCTGATACCTCAAAAGTATGCTGTCCTTCACTCTCAAGTATAGTCTTGAGGCGCTTCTCAGCCTTGTCCCTGCTCGAAAATACGGTACCGTTCCAAGCATTGGCTTGCTCGTTAGCTTCACAGAACTCAGATGATATTTCTAGAATGTGTACATACATATTGTTAACCCTTTCATGGTTTATTATAGACACAATTATACCCTGCACAGTGTCACCTATGCAGGGTATCGTTTGTATTTATAACTATTGAGAGTAGTAGTGTAACCCTTATGCATTAGCTTTCAATAGGGCTTCAAGGTTCTT